GAAGCAATAACAACTGGTAAGATTGAATATGAAGATGAGGTCATAGAGGTAGAAGCAGTTAAGGCTATTATCTTTGATGGGCTTGATTCATGGCTTGATACAACAAATATGATTGCTAGGCTTAATCATATTAAGGGTGGTGACCCAAGACAGGCTGATAAAGTCAAGATGGTTCCTACCCAATGGTATGCTAGAAATGCTATGTATAAGCGTCTATTTCAAGCAGCCCTACAACTTAAATGTCATAAGTTCTTCATTACACATATGAAAGAAGTTCATGATGGGTTTGAAATTGTAGGAACTAAGCCAGATTGGGAGAAGTCAACAACTGCAAAACTGTTTCAGTATATAGAGATGAGTCGTGAAGAACGCGGTAAGTCATTAAAGTTATATGCTACAGTAAAGAAGTCAAAGACAAATGCAGAAAACCTAGGACAGAAATTCCTAATTATGGAAAATGAAGGCGGTAAAGTCACATGGCACGGCCTTCCACAGATTAAAGACGGAACTCTTTGATTTGTACAGACCTAAGCAAGTCACTAAACTGCTTCACTTTAGGTGATAATATGACGACAGTAGATTGTAAAGATTTGAAAAGAGCGATAGAAACTGTAGTTTGTAAAGGTAAATGGGCTATTGGTCCATCTATTAAAACCAGTTATTTAGGAAATGAAATTATGATATGGACGGAAGGAACCAAACTTCATCTTGCTAATGCAGATAATACTACCTTTATTTGGACCAGTATTACAGCAGCAAACATTGAAGCGATAAGTAATGTAGTAATTGACGCGTCTGTTGCGATAAAGTATATGCGTAATAGCGGCTCAATTAAAATATCTGTAAAGGATAATAAATTCTATATGGATAAAAATACAGGGACTACATCATCTTTCCCCGTATTAACACGTCACCCAAATGCTGACACTATTCTTAGGAGTAGGAAAAACCTTAGCGGTGATATAGAAAGCGAAGACGGTATTAGTATTAGTGAACGGACAACACTTCGTTCAGTAATTAAAACTAGTAGTGCGTCTTTTAGTAATGCACTTAAGATGTGCGAACAGGTTGGTAGTGGTATCTATCATATTAACGTTAAAGATACACACCTTATTATTTCATCAGAAGACAATAATGAAAACTACCAAGAAAGGATAACACTTTCGGAAGCGGTAAGTGAAGATGCTGTAGTTGAATATACGGGACCGTTCCATAGGTTCCTAAAAGGTAACTTAACTATTGCTACTAATACCCGCAACCCAATTTTGTTTAAGACAGATGATGTTATGATACTAAGAGCACCGAGGCTAAGAACATGAATTTACTAGAATTTGTACAACCACTACAGAATGAATTGAGACAGTTATTGAACATTGTGGGGTGTTCTTCTATGGAAGAATACATGAGACACAGAGACCTTAAGATAGAAACAACAGAAGAGAAAATAGCATTTATACTAGGGCAGATGACTATTATTGATACACTAATTCAGCAAATGATATTAGACGAACAGACGGCCGACCTACTTGAATTGGAGGAAGAGTAACATGTGTAACTTGTGTAATGCAAGTGGTGAAGGCACTAAATCAAGAATACAAGGAATACCAATTTGTAATCATTGTAGAATATTAGAAAATAAACTATGTGAAATACTAGAAACCGAGGAACTAGAATCATTAGTTACATTTTCAGAACTGATAGTATACTGTGATATGCTTAGAAATGACATGGCATCAGACGAAAAAGATATACCGTTTAATGAATACTTAACCATGATGAGGAATTAAAATGAAAGATACTAGACAAGTTAGAGAAATGATGACAGAAGCAAAACGATTAAGAGGTGAATGGGAACTTTGGGCTAATGAAATGCGTGAGCATAATAAGACCAACCCGGATAACCAATACCCTAGAGCCGATATTGCTGAAGCCGTTAGAAATTACAATGCTTTACGTGGTGTAGTTAAATCGTTACAGTGGGTATTAGGAATGCCGGGAGTTGAAGACCCTCTATGGTAAAAGTCAAAACCTATGAATGTACTATTTGTGGTAAACCCTTAGATTGGGATGAATTAATTGATGGTGACTTTTGTAATGAATGCTTTGAAGGTGAAGAGGAATGAGCCACATTGATTATAATGCCCCTATAATGTATAGATATTATGATGAAGATTATGAATGTCTTTACATGGGCGCATATATTTCAAAGGGTAAAGTTCACCATATAGTTCTTAGAGATAAAGCAGCAAAGGACAAAGTTTACCCGACTATTAGAATATTAGAAACATACGATAGTTGGGGTAACGGTATATCTTCGCCGTTAATGAAGATACATAACTCAGGAAAGGAAGGAGAGATATATGATAATTACAGAGGTAAGAGATAAAGTTAATCTTCGATGGAGAGACGACAACAACCAACGTTTAACCGAGACGATTGACAATTTTAGACACTATTTTTATGTAGAATCAAAAAATTATAATAAGTTACGAACACATTATACTTACAAACATTGGGGGCAACCAAGAACATTACGCCCAATATATGAACAAACTGAAGAAAAGAACCTTAACGGTGACCCTCTAGTTAAAATAACGGTTGGTTCTAGAAATGAAATGTATTGGCTTAAGGACCAAATGCATAAGGAGGCTATACGAACGTATGAGGCTGACATTTCTTTAGCGCGTAAGTATTGTGTTGATGAGATGAACAAAATACACACGTATAACCTACGTAAGTGGTATCTTGATATTGAAACAACCAGCGGTCGGGATTATAAACAAATTAATGCTATTACTGTATACGATAGTTATACCAAATTATATACAGTATACACATGGTTTCCCGATAAAGAACATCAAGATAGTTTAAAGAATGAGTGGGTAGACGAAAATATTGAATTACATATCTTTGAAAGTGAAAAACTTATGTTGAGAGCATTCCTTAGACAGTGTATTCAACAAGACCCAGATATGATTATTGGGTGGTATGTATTGGGATTCGATATTCCGGTCATTATTCAAAACATGTGTAGTAATAATATTAATGCTAGGAAGTTAAGTCCTTATAACGAAGTCACAGGTGTATATACTGACCTCAGTAAAGCACCTAGAACTCAGTATACTAATACGGCACAACCTATTAAGGGTCGCATTTCATATTGTTTAATGACTAGGTTTGAAAGATTGTGGCTTGATTCACAACGAGGAACTCTTCCGTCACTTTCGCTTGAGTATTGTTCTAAAGCACTACTAGGTGAAGAGGCCGGAGGTAAAGTCAAGAAGTCAAAGTTTGAAGGGGATGAGTTTTTCCGAAGAGCATGGCTTGAAGATACAGAAGTGTTTCTTGAATATAACTATGTTGACGTTAAACTAATGGTTGAGATGGATGAAAAGATGCGTATCAGTGAAAATGATTTGGCCCTACAAAGATTACTAATCTGCCCCTTTGAATGTGTATTTTACAATAGTCAAATGGGTGCTGCATATTTCATGAAACACGCTTCATGGAAAGCACCGACTGGTGTTAAAGGTAACAAAGAGAAGTATGAAGCGGCTTTCGTTATGGACCCTGACTTTGAAAACACGTATGGGTTACATAGTGATGTAGCAGTATTTGATTTTAAATCGCTTTATCCAAGTATGATGGCCGCGAACAATATTTCTTGGGAAACCAAACAAATTAAGGGAGGCGACGATTGCCATAATATTTACTTTGGTACACCTAAAAATCTTGGTGAGTTTAATAGAGAAGAGGCTCAATGTAATGTTGGGTTCAAGAAAGAACCACTCGGACTTTTACCTGAATGTGTTATTGGTCTAATGAAAATGCGAGACGAATACAAAAGAGAACTAAAGGCCGCTAAGTCCGATGAGGACCGCCGTATGTGGGATTCAGCACAATTGGCTACTAAGCGTGTTGTTAATGCTCTATATGGTGTATTGGCTAAAGATGGGTATGGTTGGGGCGATATGGAAATGGCCGCCGCTATTACTGCTTCTGCTAGATATGCTATGCGTAGTGCTGCATTTGAAGCACAACGATTAGGTTACGAAGTTATTTATGGACATACAGATTCAATATTTGTGCTTGTAAAGAATCCAGAAGAATCACAAGAATTGTGTGGTAAACTAAATGCACATTTGAAAACAACAGTGTTCAATGATTTCGTAACTCTAGAGTTCGAGAAATTTGCTAAATCGTTTTTCTTGTCTAAGAAAAAGAATAGATACTGCGGATATTTATCATGGAAGGATGGGGAATATTTAGATGAGGAGAATTTCTTTATGATGGGATTCGAAGCAAAGAAAAGTAATGAAACATCATTCGCTAAGAATGTTCAATTAACAACATTAAAAATGGTAGCATCAGGTAAGTTAGAGAATGAAGTTACTAAATTTAATAAAGAAAGGTATAACCTATTAAAGTCGGGTGAAGTAAATATGTCCACTATTGCTAAGAGGTCAAGGTTACGACAAGAACTAACTGACTACAAAGTATTAGCAGGTGGTGTAGCCGGAGTCGCAGTATATAATAGCGGAACCGGAACTATTTCAGTTGGTGATAGTTATTACTTTTACCGCTGTGATAACCGAAGCGTTAAAAAGGCTAGAACCTTTATGGTCGGAGAACGAATAAGACAAGTGGACTACATCGCGTGTAAACGTATTGATGAAGTCATTAGTGACTATCCTCCGGATTGGCTATCCTTAGCCGAATCTGAGGTGGTTAAGAAAGTAACATTAATTTATGACAGTTTAGGATGGGACCTGTTGAATATTTCTGAACAGGGAACACAAACAACTATTGCTGAATGGTGGTAATATGGGAAAAACAAAAACATATAGAAAGAGTATTATGAAGGCCGTAGAAGCCTTAGAAAAAGCACGACAGACAGTTGATGCTAGACAAGAAACATTAGATAACCTTCTTGAACAAGAAGGAGAACTGTGGGATAAAACAGGTGAATGTCAAATATGTGGAGCCGAAGGCTATACTGAGTGGCATCACATTATTTCACAACATAGATGTAAAGAAGAAGGACTGCATCACTATATTAGGCTTAGAGGTAATGTAATAGAATTGTGTAAAACATGTCATGATTTGACTACTGCCTCTATGATTAGAAAGAAATTAGATGCAAAAGAAGTAGCAGAAGATAATGCAGGTCTAGAACCAACTGAAAAGCAGGTTAACTATATTAAAAAGTTAGGTGGGGAGGTTCCCGCAGGAATAACTCGTAGAGAGGCTAGCGCGTTAATCGACGTGCTAAAAAAAGAGAACTCGATAAAGAGAGCAAAGGAAGCAACGGAAGTAAGATTCTGAGGCTCCCACAACCAAATTATAAGAAGGAATATAGAATGAGAACAGAAAATGGAATATATACATATAGATGGAATCCGAACGATGAGGACGGACCCATACTTAAGATAACTAAGTCATCACTCGGTTCTTTTGGTTTTTGTAGATTAAACTACAAATATGGATATATTGATGATATTAAGCAAGCCACATCAGATGCTATGCTTAAAGGAACAATTATTCATGATGCTAGAGAGAAGTTTTGGGATGACTTAGACATTAAGAAGGCGCAGAAATTAGTTGAGAATCCGATGGACGCAGTTAATTATTTCCGTGACCTATACGGAGAAGCGAAGGATGATTCATACGAGCAGATATATACGGCTATGGCGGCATATGATGTAGAAAGATTAATGGAATCTATCGAAGAAAAGGCTCTAAATAACTACATACCTGTTGGTAATGAACTCATGTTAGATGGTAGATTTACTACTGATGACGGAGTAACTGTTCACCTTCAAGGTATTATTGATAGAATGTTTTTAGAAGATGGGGGATATTTACCCTTTGAACTAAAGACAGGTGCATGGAAGGATTCAAAGAAAACTATGATGCGAAAGGAAATGGCGTTCTATAAACTATTATACGAATGCGCAGACGATGAACAAAAGAGAAAGGTAGGATTAAACCCAGATATTGATATAACACATTGGGGTTGGTTCTATCCAGCCTCAAATTATGTTTATGGGGAAAAGGTATCTAAGAGAACTACAACGGCAGTACTAAGGTCAATTGATAAATTGATTGCACATTACAAGGCTAATGAGTTTCCTGCTGATTTCTTTATTAAAAAGTGTGTTCACTGTGGGCATTACGACCATTGTGAAGCAGTAGGTGGAGGTAGTGGTTATGACTTCTGGTGAACCTGAAAGTTACAAAGGGGAAGATATAGAACAACATTTGATGAAATTAATTGCAGAAAAGAAATGGTCAGTAAGAGATGTATTAGATATAGAACGTATATCTGAACACTTGGCAGTAGAATGTTTTAATAACGCAGATTTGTTAAGTGTGTATCGTTTCTTTGATGCTGAAATGCAAGTATTCATTAAGGAGAAATTTATTGAGAGTGCTTCTATTTATATTAGAAGTATGGTTAGTCAAGTATTAGACGAAGCCGATGTGGATATTGGTGGGATTATGCGTCATGCTCCTGAAACTAAAACATCTGTAGAAGATGTAGTAGAAGAAGTAGTGGAAGAAATTGTGGAAGAAATACCTGCAATACAGTCACTAAAGGAAAGAATCCGAAAGGATGCAAAGTTATTAACAGAAGATGATATGAAAAAACAGGGGATGATTGATTGAAGTTTCCAAGAGAGATGTGGGCAGGTAGTCATATTAAAGGCGCAATAAACCCATCAAGAAAAGTAGTTGAGAATAAAGAAGAATATGAGCAGTTTGTTAAAGCCTATAATGGTAAGATGAGTGTCTATACTTCTGTATATGATTACAACGACTTTACACACAATAGGGGGCTTGAACATTCAATTATTCTTGACCGCATCTTTCTTGACTTCGATGCTCATGATGGTAACTTAGATGAAGCCTATGATGCTCTTGTAAAAGTTCATCATTGGTTAGTATCAGAAGACCTAAAACATTCTATGGCCTTTAGTGGGCGCGGGTTCTATATCTTCGTATATGGAGAGATAGCAGATAATATCAGACAGATAAGAGCGTTCTTCGATGTATGTGTTGATGTAGCCCAATCCGATACTTTAGATGCTTCTGTGATTAATACTGCTAGATTAAGGAGAGTGTTAAATACATGGAATATGGTCGGTGCAAGGTATTGCATACCAATTGATACCGATGATATTGCACAAGGTATTGACTGGATATTACAAGCATCAAGTGGGCTGTGTCTACAACAACCTGAATACTATGGGGGTAAATTAGTTCAATGGCCTGAAGTTAAAGAGTTTGATGCCATACCTATTGAAATAGATAGTGTGGAATCTCCGGGCGAACTACCTATTCTACCTTGTCTTAAAAACGCAGTAATGGTAGAGAACCCAAATCATAGAGCGAGAGTTTTACTTGTACAATGGTATAATGAGATATTATCAGAGATGGCAGTATTAGAAACAGGTGGTTTTGCTAGTCCTAGAAAAGTTGGTGGACCGGCATTAAGAACAATAAAGGCAAGTATATGCAAAGAAGTATCAACAATTGCTGATAATGAAAATGTATGGATTGATTATAACGAACAGGAAACAATGAAACATGTTTCGTATATAGTAGATAAAAGATATATGTCTGCTTCATGCAATACATTAATCAATGAAGGATTCTGTGTAGGTAAATGTTGGAGGTACGGTTAATGATTATTATAGATAGTAGAGAAAATTCTTTGTTAGCAAAAACGATAATAGAGTTATGTGAAAAACAAAGAGTACAATATTCTAAAGAGTGGTTAGAAATTGGTGACTATGTAATGACCGCTAATAAAAGCGTAGCAATAGA